CCGCCGCTCTGACTGAACCTTCGCTTGCTCTTAAGCCGTTTGCAAGTCCTTGGCCAATCATCTGACCACAATATTGTGCTCTTGACTGACACGCATTGAATGCACTAATAATGTTATTGCATGACGATCTTGCAACAGACACGCCCCTTGATAAGCTTCCTTTAAGTCCTGATGTAAACTTAGTACCCATTGCAGTTCCTGAAGTCGAAGCCCTAGCTTCAGCTGCAGACATTGCACTGATAATACTATTCAATGAGCTCGTCACCGTAGCCGACGTACTGGCAAATGTAGTACCTACCATACTGATAGCCGTTACAAGGGCCATCATCTGAGTACCAGCACTACCTATGCCTACAGAAGCTGCAGATATAGCACCTATACCGGCTGCAACTGCCGCTAA